CTTTGCCCGCGGCCCTTTTCGACGCCGCGGGCAAAGATGATCTCGGCGTCGGCGTCGCTGTACTTGCGTTCTTCGACCGCGCCGTTGCAGCTCTCGATAACTATGGCGATGTCGTGGAAGCTCAGCCCTTCAGCCTTGAACAGCCGCTTCATCGCCGCTACCGCGCCGAGCACCTCGCCCTCGAAATCCGAGCCAAGCAGACGAAACAGCGTGGCGATGCGCTTCGCTACCGGCTCGTCCAATGTGCCGCTCATGACCAGCACCTCGTGCGATGGCTGCACATCTTGCATCGCCAGTCTTCGGGATCTTCGCTAATCCGCGGCAGCAACTCGCCGGCGCGTGAAGCCTCGATCACGGCAACCGCGCGGTCGCTGGTGAGCTGCGCCAGCTGCGCGTCGAACGGCACTAGGAAGTGTAGGCGTTCGCAGCTGTCAGCATTGAGGACGCTGAAAAGCGCTGGGTTGGTGAGATCGAGATAGGCCTGGTAGATCGCGACCTGCGCGGCGTAGACCTTGTACAGTCCGGTCAGGCCATCGCGTTCGATCGCCCGCCAGCCTTTGGCCCCGAGGCACTTGTGCTCCCAGGGGCAGGGGAGGCAAAGCGATGGCACGCGGGGGCCGTCAACGATGATACCGTCGGCATGGCCCCGGAATAGGCCGTGGGCAGCCTCGAACGCGCACCGCGCTGTTGGCGCGAACTTGAAACCCGCCGCAATCAGGTGCCGCCGCGTCACCTCCTCAAAGAAGTGTCCGCGGGCAAAAATGTTCTGGATGCGCAGCGGGAATTCTGGATCGCAGAACCAGTCATACTGGATCTTGCGCAGGCACTCCGTGCCGATCACGCTGGCGCCGAGGTACTGCCGGTAATTCGGGCTCGGCGGCGCCGTGGACTCGATCAGCCCGTTGATGAGCCGGGTGATCGGCTGGTCCGAATTCGAACGATTGAAGTCCAGTTTCGTCATGGCTTCATCTCAGGCCGCAGGTCGATACAGCGCATGCCGTGCCGGCGCAGCAGCCCTTTGAGCACCCACCGGAGCGATCGAACCGGATCAACACCGGGGAGCGGCTGCAGCGTCAGCACGAACCTGCTGTTCAAAAAGGGATCTCTTCGTTGAGAGCAGCTTTTCCGTTTTGGCGCCCGGGATCAGGCTCGCGTTTGCGCAGGATCTGCCCGGGCCCGTGCTCGAGCGTAGCCTCGGCATGTTTCGCTAGCTGGCCATGCCGCCAAGAGGAAGCTTGTCATCTCGTCCTGAGACCAATCGGCCAAAGACCGCGCCCAATCGATTTGGACCTGATCGGCCAACGTCGGCAGGATCGAGCGGATGACCGCAACATCGCCCGGCGACGGCGACAGTTCGATCATCCTCACCGCTTTTTCCGGGTCGACGCCTTCCGCGATCGCCTGCTGGTACCGGGTCTGAATCCAGCCGAAGATGGCTGGGGTCAGCAGCCATCCCCATTGCTGGTCGTTAAGCCGGCCGGCCGGCGTATTCGCCAACGGACCGGACCCCACTGCGATCTTGCGGGCTTCAGCGATGGCAGCGGCCGTCGCTTTGTCCTGCCATTCGTTTTCCCTTCTCGCAATCTCACCCATTGGCCCCTCCAGCCCATTGCGGCCGGACAATCGCGTTGGCCGGCGGTGGTGCGCTTTGTCCGCCCTGGTTCAGCGGCAGCGTGGTCTGGGCGCCTGCTGCAGCGATCTGATCCGGCTGCTTCCAAGCCTTGCGCTCGGGCGTGATGATTTCCTTGAGCGTGTTCTTCGCCGGGTAGTCGCCCTTTGCTGGCACGACACCGAGTCGGGCGACGAAGCGCAGGTTCTGAAATTCCTCCCAGCCCACAATCTTCCGCTTTGCATTTGCCTCCTCACTACGGTCGTCTGGACGGACGCCGCGGGCGCTTTCCAAAATTGCGCGCAAGGTGTTGCGGGAAATGTCGCCCGCTTCCTGATGTCCAGGCGTGGTACCTTTCATCGTCAAGCGCTGCCATAGTTTCCGGTTCGCGTATTGCTCGGGGGAAACGACCGTGAATTCGCAGTCCAGTCCGACGCTGCCCCCGTCCGCAGCCTGCGTCAGCCACGGATCGTCGCTGACGCCGCCCGGGCGGATCGTCATTTGCAACTCGCAAGTCGTATTCGCTGGAATTGCATCATAAACGCGCTGCGCGCCCGCAGTGTTGAAATCAAAGTTGGTCATGCTTAGTCCTCCATGGGTTTGGGAATTAGAAGAAGCTTGTTGAGCAGCTGACCGAGATCCGGCTTCTCGACCTGGTCGAGGCGGCCAGAGCGATCCTTCGCCGGGTAGCCCCAAGGGTTCGCGGTGCAGACAAAACCGCGCATCGGCGGTTTGCCGTCGTTGAAGTCGAGAAATTGGTAGGTGATGATCTCGTCAACGATGCCCGGTAGTTCGCGGGATGTCTTGGCGCCTTCACACTGCAATTGCCATAGACCGCGATTGAACTCGTCGGTGACGAACTCCAAGATGCCGACAAACACCACGTTCTTAGCCCGCGCGTGTTGCAACTGGCTCAACCACAAGAGCGCCTCGCGGGCATGCAGCCCGTAGGTGCCGCGCACATCCTTTCGGCCGGTGCGTTCGGAATATGCTTCCGGCTGCTGCTCGGCCCAGCGAAATGAGAGTCGGAAGATCGCTGTCAACGAGTCGACAAACAACGTGTCGATCTGATCGAGGTTCTCCATCGCGCCGCCGACCGCCTCGTAATGCGCCCGCGAATAGCAGGCTGTCGGCGGGAAACTCGGATTCGGCCCGCCGATTCGGCAGGCAAGGTCGCGGGCCGTTGGCCAATCATACAACCTGATTGTCGCGACCGGCACGTCGAGCACGGATAAATCGCCGGCTTCGATATCGAGAAAAAGCACGCGACCCGGATCAGGCAGCGTCCGCAGCAAGCTGGTCTTGCCAACTCCTGGCGGGCCGAGGAGTAGGATCTTGGCACCGCGTTTTTCCGCCAGGCGTTCGTCAGCGCTGATGATTTGCATGGCGCTGCCCTCACTTCCGGATCTGCGTGAGCAGCAGGCGCGCTGCTTCGCCATTTTGTGAGGCGAGTGCTTCACGGCCACCGACGGCAAAGACGACCACAGCCTTCAGGAGCTCCGCCAATCGCGCTGCCGCTCCGGCGTCAAACCTTGAGTAGGCTCCGCCTGTGATGTTCGCGATCGTGCGGTAAATGCCGGCAACCGCTTGGTCCTTGCCCTCCTGGAACATGAAGACGGGCACGTTGTTGAGCTCGCGCGCCGCGATGTACAGTTCCGCAGACGTTTCCTCGCAGCTGTCCGAAATCACAACGCAAGCGTTGACCTTGCGGCGCTGATCTTCCGTGTTGACGTGACCCAGCGCTCGGCCGATCTGGGTGAGGCCGCTCTTGCATGTCACGGCGGACATGGCATTGGTGAGCGACCGTGCATCCGTCATCCAGCGCGAAGCGACGGACTCACTATCGCCGCGAAAATAGAGCAACTGAATCTCAAGCCTGTCGTTGGCTACAGCCGCGAACATCTGGCTGGTGAGCGCGCTGGCCATGTCCCAGGTCGGTTGCCGCGACGCCGTTGCATCGATCGCAAAAACCAGCCTGGCGCGCACTGGATCGACGCGCTGGAGGAAAGCATCGACAACACGCGTCTTATCGGGATTACCGGGAACGGAAGGAATAACGGTTGCCACGCTCTTCATCATTTCGAGATCCTTCGTTTGCGACATTGGTTGGCGGCGCGGTGAACAACCACGCCGCCAACGGCGATCGTCACCGAGCTGGAGCGGTAGCGCCGGCTTCGACGCGCGCTGCGACATCTAGAATTCGGTCGGTGCCGACGGTGCGCACGATCTGTTCGAGAGTGCCGTCACTGATCTGCGGCGTGATCAGCAGGAGCAGGGTGACGACGACCACTGGTGACGGCATTGATTTTTCAATTTCAGGATTGTAAAGCACAATGGTTACCTCATCTTTCTTGGTGATCTTTGAACGGCTGCTTGACGTTGATGGCGTCGAGCCTGTTGCCTTTCGCGGCGATCACCGATGGACCGCGAAACGGATTCCGGAATCAGGCGGCGGTGCGTGTTCTTGCTTTCTTGCCGACAAATGTCGCCTTCGGATCGATTGTCACGGCAAGGCTGTGGAGATCTAGACCGGCGGCCGTCAGCTTCGCGTTGATCGCGGTGAGTGCGTTGGCAGCGGCTGCATCGGGCAGGCCCGCACGCTGCTGAGAAAGTCCCAAGAGAAGAATTTTGCCGACCGTCACGCCAAGCTGATCGAGGAAGCGCCGATCGGCGCTTGCGCGCTACGCTGGCATCGAAGTCAAGCTTTTGATTCAACATCGCTGCAGACGCATCGCGGTGCAGTTCATCCTTCGCTGCCAGCAGGTCTTGACCACATTGAATGGAGTGATCTGAGCCCTGGCGCCAAGTGCCGTTGATTAGGTCAGCAACGTTGGTCTCGGCGTCGTGCTCAGACTTGACGGAGGCGGTGGCGGTGTTGATAATGTTGTGCATAGTTTCGCTTCCCTGGCAGGTTGTGGAACAAAAGAGATAAAGCCCCTGGCGATCCCCGGTCGCCGGGGGTTTTTCAAGGTGGCGCCAACAAGTCGGATAACCAAATCCCGACCGCGCGCTTGCCGAGCGCGAGAATCTTCTTGCGCTTGCATCGTTTGATGGTTTGCCAGCTAACCTGTACGATTTCCTCGGCCTCGTTCGGCCGAACGATGCGATCGGGCTCCTGTTGGGGGCCGACGTACTGGGGATCATTGTGGGGAGATTTCATTTTGCGCCCTTCAAATGGACCATCTCGGCCCATAAGAAGTC